CTTGTAGAGCATTTGCATCTACAAGAGGTCATTGATGTTAAAAATCTAAGATTTCTTTCATCAAAGCGTTTGTACCAGCGGATTCCACTGGTCCAAACGCTCTCGATAACAAATCACTGTTTAGGATTTGTAAAGAGATAGATCTTGTCACTATGTTAACAAAGTGCAAGACTATTTTCGTTAGAGGATCTCCCATGAGGATTCCCCTAGTCGAAGTAAGTTTTCGGAGAGGTTTTTCTTCGTCTACTACAACACCCATTTTCATGTTACCATGGAAATGTATGTTACGAGGACCGTATGCGATTTCGCACACTAAAGCCCTCAAAATGCGAGGGATGCCACATTTGTGCATCCATTGCAATCCGATTTCGCGGCCCACTTTGTGGGACAAGAAATCCGTAGCAGTTTCATAATCCGTAGAGGTCATGAAAACGCGTTTGTAAATTTTCGAAATTATCGAATATTCAGCAAATTTCTCTTCTTGATATTCATCAACATCAAAGAGAATGTCTTCAAATTCTTTTGTTTCAAAAGATTTGAAGTGATTCCAGGCGTGGTGTGCAGCTTTCATACCACTCTGGCTACTGCTAAATCCTTTTTCTAAAGGGACTGCGCAGATCTTGTTGACAAGATCGAGAACGATCTTGACACAAGCCCGAGTCTTGGTAATTGATCTACTTTTACCAGGCTCGTCTACTACCACCAGCATAGCGTCTTTGCGCTCATCTGGGGTTAGCCAAAGTACTTCTTCTAGGGCTCTCCAGAAGATGTACTCTCCTGCCGTCGCATCTGGTTTCAGATGGCGGTCAGGTTGTCCGGTGTCTAGGTCATATATCATGGCCTTTTCACCTCTAGCTTTAGCTTTGCAGAATTCTTGTACTGCAGCTAAAGTTCCTGCTTCAGATTGGGATTTTTCCCAACAACTGTTAGCATTTACAGAGATTCTCGCTTTTGTGCGGAGTCCTGTAAAAATGTGATCCGGTAAAGACGCTAGTTCTTTACTCATCGCAGCTCGGATGATACATAAAGCAGTATCGCTTATGTCATCCGGAATGCTTATAGTCTTAAGGAATTTGACCTTAGACTGTAAGTTGACCAGAAGAGGAGGCTTTCCTGCCCCTCTTGTCTGGGATAAAGTCCCAGCTAGAAAAAGCTTTCTAGTCCGGTTCTTTTCTTGTTCCATTCCTCTATGTAGAGGAAGGAAGAAGCGTAGCCATCGAGCATCTTTTGTAAAGTGCTTGTGGCCTCCTAAGTTTTCTACTCGATTGAGAGTAGAATACTTTATGAGTTTCCGAGCTGTTTTCAGCTCTGAAAATCTCGAACGGATACCAAAAGCAGATTCTTTTAGTTGACCGTCAATAAATTCATCTGATAGGAGTTCCCACAGAAGATTTAGAACGAACAAGTCATATTTTTCATATGACCATTGCTCGTGAGGGAAACAGCACATTCTTTGTACTAGAATCCCATCAATCGTTTTCAAGACCTCTAAGAGGCGAGAAGAACGAGAATATTTATTTCGAAGAGTCTTTTCTTCGTAAATAGATACAGCAAAAGCCTCAGTCCATCGAGGGTCTTGCTTTCCGCACAGAAAGTGAAATAACACTTTTCTGAGCAAACGGGCTGTAGTAGGGGTTTTACCCTTTTCTACTCCCGGTATGAAAG